GAAATTATTAATCAACAAATGAGGCAATTTAGTAAAAAAGTGATGGATGATTTATCCGAATATAAAAAAGATATTGGAAAATTATGTCTTGCTCAAGCGAACAGTAATTCAAAGCTGGCAAATGACTTGGCGGCAATACAAAATTCCATCCATGCACATGCAATTGGTGTACAAAATGTCTATAATGAAATGCAAGAAATGAAGAAACAATTTGATGCTAAAGAGGGGAGCAATCATGGTTGATAAGACAAAGGATGGTCTTTGGATCAGCAAAATGCATATGAAGCGCGGTGCACTTCACAAAGAACTTGGCGTTCCAGAAGATAAAAAAATACCCGCTAAGAAACTTAAAAAAGCGGAACATAGTAAGAACCCGAAGCTCAGAAAGCGCGCTATCTTGGCTGCAACATTGGGTAAATTAAGAAAGTAGAAGGAATAATAAATGAGTAATGATATTTATAGAATATTAAAAAGACATTTTGGATATAGAGTAGATGACGATTCATTGAATGATTTTGATGTATTTATGGAGCGTTTTGGTCAGGCTATTAGCATGGAGATTATGTGTATTATATTTAATGCCATGCAGCAGGCAAGAAAAGAAAATGATGGAACACAGGAATTCAGATTTGATTTAACCCTTGAGAAATCAAAACAATTTAAATCCTTTACTGGCGAGTATATAGGTTAGAAAAGAGGAAATTATGAAAATCTTAATCGATATCATGGAATTTTTATTAAAAGCTGTTGAAGCGGAACTTGTTGATACAACGCCTGATATAATTGAATTTGTTAAAAAAGAAATAGCCTTATTAATCGATAGAATCCAAGAAAAATTAGATGATGAAGAATCGGATGATTAGGGGAATAAAATGCCATTAATAAAAGGTGCTAAACCAGGCAGCAAAGGGTTTAAAAAGAATATTGAGGAAATGGTAGCTGCGGGTCATCCAGTTAATCAAAGTGTCGCTGCTGCATACAGTGCATCTGGTGAAAAGCGTAAAAAGAAAAAGAGTAAAAATAAATGATAACAAAAATATTAAAGTTTTTGGTTAAAAAGAAGTCAAAGACTATTTATGAAATAACTGAAAATTATTCAAAGTCAGTAATCGAATTGAATCGTAAAATTGAAGAATACCGAAAATTAGCATTATCGCAAGATGGGCGCATAAGAATTCTTGAGGAACAACAACAAATACAACATAATTTTCTGGTTGAAATTAACAAATATCTAGTAAAAATATGCGATGAAAGGAAAAAATAACGGAGAACATCATGATATACGGAAATACAAAAATGTTTAAACACGATTCAAACAAAGAAATTCGTATGAATCGTAAAGGAATTCCGGAGCGCGACCCACTGGAAGTCGGTAAAAAAGATGCTATAGTGGAACGGACGAAAGCTAAAACAAAACAAACGGAAGACTTGGCTTATAAGTCTAAAATGAAAAAAGACTATAAATATTAGGGAGATTAAAATGGCTAAATCAATGCATCATAAGAAAGCCGAGCATCACATGGCAAAGGCTGCTGAACACCATAAAAAGGCAAAAGAACACATGTCTATGGCAGTAGAACATCGAGAAGATGAGAAAAAAGGTAAGAAAGAATCCGAAAGAACTTACAAAGGGAAAGGCTGTAAAATGTAATCGCTCAATCTTCGAAGGAGAATAAAATGGCTAAGGAACACATGCGAAAAGAAAAGCCTAAAAAGAAGAAAAAACATGCAGACGAAAAAGAAGACCGCGCTTTATTTAAAAAAATGATGAAAACAGAGAAAAACTCTTGCAAAAAGTAAATTTTCTCCCTATTGTTAATAATGAAGTTTTGCAGTACTATCAGTATAAATAACGTCCCCACACGCTAACCTGGGCGAAACTTTACACGTAACGTAACGGACTACACGGTGACACCGCTATAAAAGTCGCGAAGAGGATTTCAATGACTGAAGAATTAGAGAATGTGATTCAGGATGATTTGCCTGATGTTGCAAACGCTGATGAGGGTGTCCAGGAAAATAAGGATACAGAACGCTCGTTTACCAGTTCTCAAGTAAAGAAAGTGGTTGAGCGGGAAAAATCAAAGGCATTTGAACGTGGAAAAAGAGAGGCACTCATGGAATTAGAGAATCAACAACCAGTTGGGCAACCAAATAATGCACCACCACCAAGCCCTAATAACCAAAATATGGGAATGGGCGGGATGCCTTATTTATCGACATCGGATGTTGAGAAAATGATTGCTGAGAAAGCGCCTCAAGCCTTACAACAGCACGTACAAAAGATGCAACAGGAACAAATGATAAATACATTTGTCACCAAAATGCAACAAGCAGAACAAAAATATCCTGGTCTGGAAGCAGAATTAAACAATCTTAATTATCAAGATCCCCGCATTCACGCATTCATAGCGATGACCAATGCGATGGAGAATACAGGCGATATCATGAAGGAAGTGCTGGACAATCCACAGAAAATGGAGAGTCTGTTGAATATGGCATACAACCAGCCATACCAAGCACAGAAAGCATTAAAATCGCTTAGCGATTCAATTAAGACAAATGAAACTGCTAAAGCCGAAGAGGCACAGGCTCGCGATCCCATGTCACAAGTAAAATCCTCGACAACACCTGGAGCGGTAGGCTCACAGCATGACATGTCGGTAAAGGATATACAACGCTTGCTGTTTAAACGTCGATAAACCCCTTAATTTCATGGCTGTAGCTTATCCAAATTCATTTTTTGGAGAGCTTTTATCATGGCTAATACACCTGTTAATATTTTACAGAACGTACAATTATATATTAAATCCGAACTCGCATGGCTTGATAACGAATATTGGGGTATTGCGAATGCTAATAAATCCTTGGAAGAATTCAACGAAAAGCCTGGAAACTTAGGCGACGTCATCAACTTTGACTGCACACCAAGATATATTTCTTATGACGGCTTGGTTATCACAGAGCAGCCTTCTGTTCAACGCTTGCAATCACTCATTTGCTCTCAGGCTAAAAACGTGTCTGCTGCGTATACCGATGAACAATTCATATTTAACGTCGAACAATACATGGATAGATTCGGTATTGCTGCTGCTGAGGAAATTGGTGCAGGCGTTGAAACTGATATTCTTAAAAACATCGTTTCTGGTGTCGTAGGTAACAATCCTAACAGTCCTGAATTTGATCAGCCACAAATTAACTCAGGCCCTTTCCGATTTTTCGGGGATGGAGTAACACCCATAAACTCCTATCAACAATTAGCGCAAGCCTGGGCTAATTTTACGGCGTTTGGCGCCTCCAAGCATATGAAACGTGGCGTGATACCTGTTGACTTAGTGCCACCCATTGTAGGCACTGGCGCTAACCAATTCGCCCCAAATCGAAACAATGAGATTTTAAAGAACTGGGAATTGGGAAGTTATGCGGGTTTGAATGTTGAATGGTCAGTCTCTAACTTATTGCCTATTCATATTTCTGGCTTTGTTCAAAATGCTGCGGCTCCAAATAACGTTTGGACTGTTGTTTCAACCAACGATCCCACAGGAAATAACGTCACTCAAATTACAGCAACTGAACCTACTAGTTCAACTGCTGCGAATGCCGTATTAGCTGGTGATTTATTCCAATTTATAGATGGGGTGAGTGGTCAACCAAACATGAGATTTTTAACATTCATTGGTCATGTGCCTACTCGATTACCTGTTCAGTTTAGAGCGATTGCCAATGCTGCGACTGTTTCTGGGACTGCTGTGATTAATATTCAAACCATTAACAACAGCATAGGCTTGGTTTCTGCACAAAATCAAAACCAAAACCTTAATAATGTGATTGCCGCAGGAATGCAATTTAGTGGCCCTCCATCACATCAAGCGGGCTGGATGGACGCTGGCAATAGTTTCTATTTGGCTATGCCTAAATTGCCTAATCAGTCCCCTTTCGAAACCGTTTTCTTTAAAGATAAAGAATCCGGTGCGGCATTAAGGCATTATTGGGGCGTGCAGTTCGGTAAAGACAACCGTTCGTATGTGCGTGATGTCACCTGGGGCTCGACAGTAATTTCAGAAGACTGTATGCGTTTAATCTTTCCAATGTGATTATTAGTCGCTCAATTTAATCGCGCTCGAAAGGGCGCAATGATAACGAATTTAAGGATAAATCATGTCAGAATCATACGATACTCAAACATCCGTACAATACGGTCAAGAGTTGCCTTACTACATTAATGGCTTTGGAATTAGTAACGATGCAACAACCCCCAATACTATCTTGGATATATCTCCTGGAAGCTGCCTTGATGTAACTGGAACTTTTCAAGTAAATTCCAACGCAGTCATCAAAATCAATGCTGCTGTGAATGGATTGAATGGATTGGATACAGGAACTTTTGCCGAAGCGACCTTATATGCTGTGTATTTAGTTTGGGATCCCGTCACGCTCCAACCAACAGGTGCTATGATTTCTCTGAATCAAACAACTCCACTGTTACCATTTGGATATAGTGCCTACCTATTAATTGGCTATGCTGCCACTATTAGCAACGCAGCACACTTCTTACCTGGTTATTGGACTGCGGGTAATAGTTCAACAAGAACATTTACTTACGATGCATTCCAAGCAACCGCAGTAAGTGCAGGTGCTTCAACAACCTATGCCAACGTAAATTTAATCGCGTTCGTACCCAACGTAAATAATACTCCGGTATCTATTTACACAAACTTTTCTGCAAATGGTGCAGGGGATACCTTGAGTTTGCAAGCAGGAAATGCCACAGGCGATGAGGTGATTATTACCGCTCCCGTTGTAGCAGGAACAGCGCATACAACCACATTGAGCACTGTATTGGCACAATCTGTTTCTATTACTAGTGTGATTTCTCCTGTAAT